GTAATAATAAGGTATAAATTTCAATAGGTAAAAATTATGAGTGAAGTAAAAGTAAATAAAATTAGCCCACGATCCGGAACAACGGTAACACTAGGAGATAGTGGTGATACGTTTACAATTCCTAGTGGTGCAACAATTAATAACCAAGGAACGGCGACAAACTTTGGTGCAACAGGTTCAGCGTCTTGGACAACAACAGTTAAGACATCAGGTTTTACAGCAGTGGCTGGTGAGGGATATTTTGTAGATACAAGTAGTGGAGCAGTATCAGTTAATCTACCAGCAGGAACAGCTGGAGCAGTGGTTGCATTTAAAGATTATTTAAATTCATTTGATACACACGCATTAACATTAGTTCAAAATGGTTCTGATAAAATTGGTGGCTCAACTACTAATGCTACAATATCCACAGAAGGAATAGCAATAACATTAATTTTTATAGATTCAACAAGAGGTTGGTTGATAACAGATGATGGTCTACAATCAAACGCAAGAACTGATCCATTTATTTCAGCATCAGGAGGAACTGAAACAACTTCTGGAGATTGTAAAATTCATACTTTTACAGGTCCAGGAACTTTTACAGTAAACGCAACAGCAGTTTGTGCAGCAAATAATTTAGTTTCATATATGGTAGTAGCAGGTGGTGGAGGTGGTGCAGGTAGATACGCCACTGCTGGAGCCGGAGCTGGAGGATATAGAGAGGTAAAATCACCAACAACACCTTATACAGCTAGTCCTTTAGATGGATATTCAACACCAGCAAATAGAGTAACAGTTACAGCAACATCTTTTCCAATAACAGTTGGAGCAGGTGGTGCAGGAGGAACTCCAGGAAGTTCTTGTGGTCCAGTTGTTGTAGGACAAAATGGATCAAGTTCAATTTTTTCAACAATTACCTCAGCTGGAGGTGGAGGTGCTGGATCTAGAGGTGATACTCCAGCCTCACCAACAGGTTATGTAGGAAATCCAGGTGGATCGGGTGGTGGTGGTGCTTATGGTTCAACTGGTGGAACCGGTAATACACCTCCTGTTAGTCCCGCTCAAGGAAATAATGGTGGTGGAGCTCCTACTTCTAACTATGGTAGTGGAGGAGGAGGAGCAACAGCAGTCGGCGGTACAAGTGGATCTAGTCCTGGAACAAGTGGATCTCCAGCTGGAGATGGTGGTGCAGGAGCAACAAGTTGTATTACAGGATCTCCCGTAGCAAGAGCAGGTGGTGGAGGTGGTGGAGGCGATATACCAGGAGCACCAGGTAGAAGTTCAGGTGGAACTGGTGGTGGTGGAGGTGGTGGTGCCGCAGCAGAAATAGGAACTGCAGGAACTGTTAACACTGGTGGTGGAGCAGGAGGATCAGGAGGAACAGGTCCAGCACCTAGTGCTCAAGGAAGTAGTGGAGGTAGTGGAATCGTAGTAATAAGGTATAAAATTCAATAGTTGAATGGTAATTAAAATTAATATATAAGGAGAAATATTATGGCACATTTTGCAAAACTAGGAGCTAACGGAAAAGTTATTCAAGTATTAACTTTAGATAATAAAGATATGCTTAATGCTGATGGTGTTGAGGATGAATCAGTAGGTCAACAATATTTAGAGAGACATAATAATTGGCCTGCACAAATGTGGATTCAAACTTCATATAATACATCACACAATACACATAAAGATGGTGGAACACCTTTAAGAGGTAATTACGCAGGTATAGGTTATACTTGGGACGAAGATAACAATATCTTTTGGCCTAAAAAACCATATGCATCTTGGGTAAAAGATACTACAACTGCATCTTGGAAATCACCAATCGGTGATGCTCCAGCATTAACTGCAGAACAAGAATCACAAAATACAGCTGATACTCATATTTGGCACTATGTCTGGAACGAAACTAATCAATCTTGGGACTTGACAGATAATAAAGCATAAATTAAAAATGGTGGTGGTATGCAGAAGAAAGTATTAACAGAGCAAGCTCTATATTATGGTGATGTGGC